ATATTCAAAACTTTTATTACTATTTCTAGGACTTGTTGGATAAGCGTCTCCAGCAACAGATAACCCTGCAGTTTGAGTTCCCGCACCTCCCATAGCTGTATATGAAAGTGGAAAACTACCCCCAGCTGTCCAATTTGTTCCATCATATTCTGCTGTTGTTGTATTACCATAAGGACTACCACCACCAAAACCTAGACCAGCTGTTAATGTACCCGCAGTTCCTATGCTAGTATAAGAAGCTGGATAAACACCACCAGTTGACCAGGCAGCTCCATCATATTCTTCTGTTGCAGTTGTACGAGCAGGTGTTTCTCCACCTACAACTACACCAGCTGTTTGTGTTCCGAATCCACCCCCATTTTGTCTTGCTGTAGACATAGCTCCACCACTAGCCCAGGTCCCTGTTCCAACAACACTTGCAACACGCAACTTACCTGTGCCAGAATTATACCATACTTGTCCATCTTCTGGATTCGCAGGATCTGCTGATAGATATTTAACTTTCAGTCCGCTAATTGTATTGTAGCTAGCCATTATAAAATCCTTAAGGGAGTGTTATTTGTGTTGGTCTATGTGACATAGATTGTTCTGCTTCAGACAATAAATCCCACGCAGCTTGTGCAGCTTCAACTTCAGCTGTAACAAGAGCTTGCGCTTCTGTTTTTGTCTTCTCAACACCGTTCTTTTCAGCTAACCATAGTGCGCCTTTTTCATTGTTACCAACGACCCAGACGTCTGCAGGGTGACCTGAAAGATAAAAATTCTGTCTATCCGCATGGGTGAAGAATCCTTTTCCAGTGTTTGTTGCGGTACCATATATAAATAATTCCATAATTTTTACTCCTTTGTTGTTAATCTTATACTATTATTATTAATCTTATACTCTTAATTTGTTTCATTATCAACTTGTTGTTAATGTCTGTACTGTCGAAACCACTGAATATTCTTCTGTTGCTGTTGTTGCTGGATTATTTCCAAATTGTATTGCAGCACTTGCTGGAGATGCACTCGCACCACTTCCTTGTCTTGTTGTTGCTGTTCCTAAACTATCTCTTGATGACCAAGAAGTTCCGTCATATGCCGATGACGTTGAATACGCACCAGGTCCTGGAGTTCCCCCAAAAACTAAACCCTCGGTTTGAATACCCGCTGAACCAAATAAAAAATTAGGGGCTGGAAGATTTCCTCCCGCTGTCCACGATGATCCATTCCATTCTTCTGTTGTATTTGTTGAAGCAGTTGGAACGGGTGTAGTTTTACCTCCAGCTGCTAATGCAGCAGTTTGAGTTCCAATTTCGGATGCTGCTCTTCTTGCCGTTGATAATGCAGTTGAACTTGTCCAAGCTGAACCATTATAAGATTCTGCTGTAGTAATAGGTGTCCCATCAGGATCACCCCCATAACATAGAGAAGCTGTTTGAGTCCCACAACCCGAACGATCTCCCCCCGCCGTACCTAAATTTCCACTGGGTGACCAAGATGTACCATTATACTCATTAGTAACGTTAATAGGTCCTCCAGCTGAATTTCCTCCCCATACAAGTCCCGCAGTTAATGTTCCAGAAGAGCCCATTGAAGCATAAGATCCTGGATAGTTTGTAACACTTGTCCAAGATGAACCATTATATTCTTCTGAGGCATTTGTATAAGTCGAAGCCCCATAACCTGCTGCACAAACTGTAGCTGTTTGTAAACCAAATCCTGCAGGATCTCTCCTTGCTGTATTTAAAACTCCACCAGATGACCATGCTCCTACACCAATACTTGTTTTAAAAGTATTACTACTTGTATTATACCAAATCTCTCCTTCGCCTACAGCTGCAGAAGGATCACTTCCTACTGACCTTACATATTTTCCAAATATTTCTTTATAAGTAGTCATAATTTTAAGACGTTGTAATTGTTAAAGTAGCTACATTAGTTCTACATTTAAGTGTTTGTGTAACTGAATTATACCAAATTTGTCCTGTGATAGGATTAGCTGGATCACCTGCGTAAGACCTGATGGCTTGTCCTTGAATAGTTCTAAATATACTCATTGAACTCCTTAATTATTTTTTAGAAGCCAACCTTGAGTTCCGTCTGTGAAGGCTAACGTAAAGCCGGCTCTTTCAGTTGCTACCGTTAAATCTGCTGCTACGCCTTGAATGTTTTGAGAATTTCTTCCGACGGTTAAATTATTTGTATCAAAAGTTCCTGCGTAATCTACAATACTAACTTCATCACCGATTGCAGGAGACGAGGGTAGAGTCAAAGTCCATGCACCACCTGTTGTATTTGCAAATATACCTTCACCTGCTACTGCAGTGTATGTAGTTGTTTTAACTGCTTGCCAATCTGTGCCACCAGAGTTATCTACAAAAGATAAATTACCAGAACCATCTGTAGTAATAACTTGGTCCGCTGAACCTGTTGCTGCTGGTAAAGTTAATGTATAACTTGTTGTAGTTGTATTTGCTTTTAAGGCTGCATATTCTCCACCAGAAGTATCTTGTAACACTAAAGAACTGGCAGCTAATAAATTTACATTACCAGTTGAAGTTAAAGAACCAACATTAGCTGCACCGGCAACTGTTAAAGAACTTGTTCCAACAGCACCTAGATCAGCTCCTACATCATAAATAGTAGAGCCATCTGTATATACTATTGATTTAGTACCTTGAGTAATAACTACACCATTAGCAACATGACCTGTATTAGCAAAAGTTAAACTGTAAGCTCCTGAAGTATTATTAAATAAAGTATAATCACCTTCTACAGCATCAGTAAATACATTTATAGCACCTGTTAAAGTTCCTGTAAATTCTATTACTTTATTATGAACTTGATCATCAGTAGCTGAATCATCTGTATTTGTAGTTGATGTATTAGATACTAAAGTTACATTAGCAGAACCTGCAACACTTACAGCAACATATCCTCTTACTGTACTATCAATTCTATTTAAAACATAATTTACTAAATTACCCCAGTTACCTGAGTTTTCACCTGAAGTTTGTCTTTCTAATTTTAATCTAGATGTATAAGTTGATGACATAATTATTTATACTTTATTATTTTAATTTTGTAAATAATACAAAGTTTATCATAGTTTGTACACTAAATATTAGTCCAAATTTCAGTATTTGCATCAATAATTGGATCCCAAAATCTTAAATCTACAGGTATTACATTAGCTTGAAGACCTGTCATACTTATATTATTATTAGAATTAGGTATAATAGTAGCTAAAACCATAGTCATTTCTTGACCTGTCATACTTAAAAATTGTTCAGCACTAATTCCAGTAGAACTTACATTAGCATTAGCATTAATTCCAGAAATAGAAATAAAGTTTTCAGTGCCTGTTGTAATATTAGATAAAGAAATAGTTATTCCTTGACCAGTTATATTCATTAAATTAGATGTTCCAGTTGTAACATTACCTAAACTAGAAGTCATTGTAAATTCAGGAACTACAATAGTCATAGTTCCATCGGCTGCTATTGAATAAGTTCCAATAGATCCAGTAGCTTGTTGACCTGTAATTAAATTTATAGTATCAGCTGTTGTAATTACATTAGCTAAAGAAATAGTAGCTTGTTGACCTGTAATTAAATTTATAGTATCAGCTGTTGTAATTACATTAGCTAAAGAAATAGTAGCTTGTTGACCTGTAGTAGAAAATATTGCACCAGTACCTACAAGTACTAATCCGATAGGACTATTCCATGCACCTTCACTCCATGATTCTCTACCCCAACCTTCACCCCAATTAACAGATGACTGAAGTAATTGACCAGAAATTATAGCAGCTGAATCAGGAGATGTATTCCATGCACCTACATTATAGCCTAGTCTTCCATATCCTACACTAGCACTCATAAGGATTTTCTCCTTATGCTATTCTGATTAAACCAGCAGTCGAGTTAGCAGTTGGAAACTGTAATTCAAAAGTTCCATTTGTAGAAGTTTTAACTCCTCCAAAGTCTAAAACTGCAATTGCAGAATTAGCATTATTTGCATTGTACAGTAAAGCAGCTTGAGCAGAAATTGTTGCATTTGGAAATGTAACATTATCAGCATCAAAAATTGCAGTAGTTCCATCTACAGTGATAGCTACATTAGTTAATGTATTTCCACCAATAGTGTAGTTAGTTCCTGAATCAGATACTTCGCTTCCTGTTATGTAAACTGTTGTGTTTGCTGCTAGTGATGCCGCATTAGTATATAGTGCACATTTCAAAGATTGAGCAGCAAGGTTTCCACCAGGCGACATCAAGTCTTGTTTGAATACTGTGCATATCGCTTGTATTATTGCCATATTATTGTCCTCCAGTTAATGTGTTTGTACCAACAGGACTACCAGGAAACTTATAATCGGTTCTTCTTCTTCTCCGAGCTTCATTGTTAACGGTAGTAACTCTTGTATTATACAAATTTTGGTATATAGTATAATCTTCTATGTTCTTTGTAAAGAGATTTGCTTGAGATAAACATCCATATAATAAAACATCTGGAATATTTTCAGTGTACCAATTTGTAGTATTAGTATTAGATAATGGATTAATTTTTCCTTGATATCCTAATTTTATAGTATAAGCAGTGTCAGGAGTAGGTGCTAGATATACTCTATCATCATCAAAATTAGCAAAATATTTAGGTTGGCCTTGTAATGATATATCAGGCCAGTATTCTTGACAGAAAGCTAAAGTTTTTAATTCTAAATAACTTACATTAGAACCAACTGTTATTGTTAAATAATTAAATAACATAGGTTCAATAGCAGTAGGAAGATTTACAAATCTATCTCCTACTATAGCTGTAGTAGTTACATTTTCATTAAATCCAATAGGGTCTATATCTCTTTCTAAAGCAGAAAAAGTATTATCAATAAAAGTATCTAATTGTGCAGTAAAATCAATTCCTGTATTTTCAGCCCAAACTTTAATATCATTTTGAAGACTGCTGTATGTCATTGCCATCTGTTTTATCTACCTCTACGTTGTCGTCAATTTTAAATTTAGTCCAAACATGTCCTGCAAATGGATAAGTTCCATAGTGCGTTAAAGGACTTTGAAGATCAGCATGTATTTTACCACCTATTTTTTGCCATAATCTACAAAAAGCATAATCCTCTGATAGATATCTATTACTTTTTTCATCAATAATACAGTCAAAAAGTGCATAACAATTGTCACTACCATATCTTTTACCATTAATAATTTGATCACTAGTATATTTAAGATTAGGATAAGCTTCAATCATTTTACGAAAAACTTCTTTTTTAATACACATAAATCCAGTTGCAGCATCCATTACTTCTGAAAAACCTCTTTCTACTTTAATATTTTCTGGATTTGCAAAATTTAAATTATAACCTAAAGCTCTTTGTTCTAAATGTTCTTTACTTTTTTCCATTAATTTAGGTATACTGTCCCAATCAATAGATTTTCTAGGATATACTCCACAAGCTATATCATGACCAGATTGTAATACTTTAGTTACAGCATCTCCATTAAATCCTATATCAGCATCAATAAACATTAGATGAGTAAAAGCATCAGGGTCTTTATCATCTAAATCTAAAAATTGACTTACTAAAGTATTTCTAGCTCTAGTAATTAAACTTTCATTTCCCATTGTATTTAAATGAACTTTAAAATTATTTTTAGCAGCAGATTGAGTTACACTCATTATGCCATGTAAATATCCTTCTGAAAGTAAACCGCCATAACAAGGTGTTGCGATCATAACACTTAATTTTTTATTTTCTATCATGTTACAACAGTAACACTTCCTAATCCTATCTGTAACAAATTTGTGTTGTTAATATACCAAGTAGTAGGAATAGTTGCAACTCCAACATATACAGAATTACCAGAAGTATTTTCAAATCCAGGTAAAGCAGTTACTTGATTAGGAACACCTCCTGTATAAGAGCCAGGTAATCCACCTCCTGTTCGTGCTGCCTGTGTTGCACTTATATTAGCTTGCGGTCTAGCATTTTGTAAAGTTTGTGCATCAGTAAAATAAGTTAAATCTAATTGTGGTTGTTTAGGTTCCCACTCTGAAGTATGAACAAACATTCCTGTCCATTCAAATACCATTTCTTGATAAGGAAAAGACATACCTGATCTATCAGAAATTGCTAATGCATATTTACCTCCCGCAAATTTATTTGAAGGTGCTCTATGAGGTCTAGTACTAGCTGGAACCTTAGCCATTATTAATAAAAGCTGTTGTTAATTACTGGTATAATTCTAGTAGAAGGAGTACCATCACCTGCGACTAATCGTTGATAAGCTTCTTCATAATCTACTTTTAACATTTGTTGTTGTGTTGGAGCAATTCCTACTCTTTTTTTAGAAAGGTAATAAGCAAGTCCTGCGCACATGCACTCGAAAGCTCTAAAAGGTACATCTATATTTTGTTCTACACCACTTACAGTAGAAGCTGTAATATCTTCTATTTTTCTCATACGATAATAAGTAATAGTATAATTTTGATCAGGAGCTGGATAAATTTTAAGTACAGGAGTATTTAATCTTTGTAAATAATATTGTGTAGGTCTAGATTGAGTAGTTTTATTTGAAATAGCAGCATAGTCATTAAGACCTAAAGCTGTCATTGCATATTCGCTTCCATCACTTATTTGAAGATTTGCATTAATGATATCTACTGTATCATAATCTAAAGTATATTCTGTAGTTCCTGTAGTAACTGCTAAAGTTTTATATTCTACAGTCCATTGGTTATAACCTCTGTTAGCCCAATCACTAAACATAATATTCATACTACGTCTAGCTGACCTTACATCATAACCTAAAATAGGATCACCGCCTATTCTGTCATAAGCTTCTTGTATTACATCATTTACTGTTAGAGTAAATGTAGAAGTTCCTGATAAAGCCATAGTTCTCCATTATGCAAAAAATGCTGTTAGACTTTTAGTAGTTGATACATTAGCTCCGGCTATAGTAGTTGAAACTTGTAAACTTGTTTTAAATTTTATACCTTCTGCTGGAAGATTTAATTGTACTGTTGAAGAACCAGCATCAACATTACCTGTTGTGGTTTGAAATTTTATTACTCCATCATCTTTCCAAGAAAGAGTACCTATTTCTGCACTAGGTTCTACAATAAAACCTTTTAATCTTGTTGGTCCTGCAAATAAAGTAATTGTTTCAGATGCACTAGATGATGCATTAGCATGTAATACTGCTGCATTAGCACTAGTTACATTTAGATCTGATCCTGCCATTTTTTTCTCCTAAATTAGGTTATATTTTTTTAAGTCTTCATATAGTAAAGCAATTCTGTCATTAGGTACAGTAGAAGGTTTTAAATATTCAGCTTGTGCTGCTTTAGCTTGAACTTGTCCCATATCTAAAGGTTGTTGATTTATATTGTCATTAATATTACTACCTGGTAATTGTCCAGGAGGAATAACTGTAGGACTTCCACCAAATTTATCTATAACTTTTTCTATATTAGCTAATTTTTTTTCTAAACTATCTTCTTTATCTTCTTTTTTTTCTTTTTCTTCTTTACCTAAAACATCTTTAACTGATTCAGTAACTGATGTATCATCTATTCCTGCTACAGCTTTTTGATCTGCAGTTTGACCTGCTTCCATAACTTCTGTAGTTTTTAAAAAGTCATCATACTTTTCTACAGATGTTCTTTCATCTGTATCTATTTCTTTTTTACCAAAAGAAGCAAGAGCATCACCTCTTTCTTTTAAATTTTCAAGTACTTTATTTAAATCAAATGCCATATTTTAAAGGAGGGCCCGAAGGCCCTCAAATTAATTATTAACTTAAATTATTATTTTGAACATAAGTAACAGTTATAAATCCAGTACCAGAGCCAGTATTTACACTTGTAACTAAAATTCTTTTGTCAGTAGTTCCAACATCTGCCCAGTTGTTTACTCTTGTTGCATTAGCACCAGCTGTTGCTGAAATAATACCAAGAGTACCACCAGCAACTGCTGTTGTATCTGTTAATGCTGCTGCTGTTCCAGTCCAACCAATACCTAATGTACTAGCTGCTCCATCCCAAGCTACATT